AACCAAGAAGGCATGGATCGTTGGATGACTGCTGAGTTTATCCCGCTGCTCCAAGAGCATTACAAAGAAATGAACTACACAGTTGATAACGATTTGGGAAGCGAGGTGCTCATTGCAATCTCAGGAATTATCTACGCCTTGGATCAGGACTGGACTTGGGCAAGAGATAGACGAGGCATTTATGCAGCTGGTTCAGGACAGGCTTATGCCTACGGCGCACTCAGTGCTTACAATTTCCCTAAGTCTGCAAGTGATGCAACTAGCATCATCAAGCAAGCAATCAAAATCTCAGCTTCATATGATGTTAACACAGCCGAGCCAGCCATCGTCTTTAGCCAGGAGCCATGACCGAGTATTATGATCCGCATTTCATAGGCGGACCGCTAGATGGCGGGCGTGTATCTATGGCGTACTGGATCTTAGATGAAGTGCAATATGTGATGCACGACGCAGAGGGAAACAATATGTTATTCTTATACCAATTGGACGAATCGGACAAAAATTACCATTACGTAAACCCAGCAAAGGAGCACAATGACTAAAGAACGTGATTTTGCCGCAGATGTTTGGGCAATTATGGACGATCTTGGTAACCTGCTCATTAGCAAGCAAGAGGATTATGGCCCAGGTAATGTTAACAATGCCTACGGCGGACCCATCAATGGTCTACTTGTGCGCATTGGGGATAAGTTCGAGCGACTCAAGCACCTTTATGGCAATGGCATTGAGCCAAACCATGAATCGATTGAAGACTCGTTCAAGGACATGGCTAACTATGCCATCATCGCCCTGATGGTAGAACGCGGGCTTTGGCCGAAATGAGTCAGGATATTGCCAAGGCAAGGCAGAAGATTGAAGATGCTAAAACATCAGTTCCATTGGATCACAAAGATTACGAATGGATGGATGGCTTTAATCACGGACTTGACTGGGCAATTCGCATACTTGATAAAGATAAGAGCGCATCGTGACTGCATCGTATGAGTTAAAGCGCAAACATAATTTCATGCATCGCTATGGAATTACCATTGAAGAGTATGAAGCAATCTTTGAGCAACAGAATGGCCTATGCGCCATCTGCGAGCAACCCGAAAGCCATGGGCGTAACGGCAAGATCCACCCGCTATCGGTCGATCATAACCATGTTACCGGTCATGTGCGTGGGTTGCTATGCAATAACTGCAATACCAAACTGGGCTACTTCGAGAGCAAACATATCATCATGCGCTTGATCGCATACTTAATGAGGCAAAAATGAGCATTATCGTTCCCCTAAGCATTGGCGATGTAACCTACTCAACCATCGAAGCAGTTGAGCGTTACAACTTTAACCGCGACAACGGCAGTTCTTGGTCAAACATTAGCAAGTCATGGCCAGAGGCTATCGCCCGTGAGATTAACGGCGTACTGGCTGAGATTGCAGTAGCTCGTTGGATGGATCGCTACCCATTCACACTCTTTGCTGATCGCAAAGAAGGCGATGTTGGCGGACATGAAGTTCGATCAACTGCCTACTCATACGGCAAACTGCTTTTCCAGAAAAAAGATCCGGAAGATCGCAAGTATTTTTTTGTAACAATTGATGGTCATTATGAAGCAACCATTGTGGGCTGGCTATGGGGCTGGGAAGGTAAGCAGGATCATTTCTGGGACGAGAAAATGCCTGTGCCTTGCTACGCAGTACCGCAAAGCGCACTGCATGATCCAGGAGACTTGAATTGAGTTGGCTTGAAGATGCGCAAGAGATTGCCGGCACAGTCGCCCGCCAAGTCCACAAGCGTTACCACACGTATTTTGACATTGCGGATGTTAAACAAGAACTTATCGTCTGGGTCTTACGGCGTGAAGGTAAATGTAAAGAGTGGCTTGACCATGAGCCAGGTACTGAAGATTACAAGTCTGGTGTTAACCTGCTTGCCAAAACTCTGCAACGCCATGCTGACAAGTATTGTCGCAGGGCTAAAGCGCAAGCGGTAGGTTACGAAACTCGGGATGAGGCGTACTACTCACCAGAGATGCTTGAAACTATCCTGCCATTTGTCTGGCAATCTGTCATTCCTACCAGCAACCCTGCTGGAGAGCGCGTTAGCGGGGGTGGAGCGCCTTCTGAGGGCGGTAACTACATCATCTCGGTCATTGATGTACGCAAGGGTGTAAAGCGCTTAGAACCGGACGATCAGCTGATTTTGCACATGAAGTATGTTGAGCAGATGACCTATGAGAAGGTTGCTGAAACGCTAGAAGTATCACGCTCGTCTGCTGAGCGTAAGATCAAAGGCGCGTTGCGCCGGTTGGTAAAGGAACTAGGCGGGCAAGACCCGTGGGCAAGGAGCAAAGAGTAATGGCTACATATGAATATCGTTGCAGTGTATGCAATATCGAGCTAGATGTTGAGCGTTCAATGTTTGAAGATGCTATTGACCCGCAATGTTGCGGCATTGCTATGCGCCGCACCTACTCTAGCCCACCGGTGAAGTTTAACGGCTCTGGCTTTTACTCTACTGATAACGCCAACCCACGGGCATAAATAAACCCCGCGGACAGGAATGACGCGGGGCTTATCTGTTATACAGTAGGCGATGACGGGTCGCGTACCTTGGCTATTATGCCATAACTATCGTCAACTGACAAAACATGCTTGCCGTAATCCTTACGCAAGTTATTGACAGTGTTATATGGACCGACTGCAATAGCTGTTTTAAGGCTTGGGTAGATCGCTACAGCCATCCATTGCTCGCGTTGGGCAGTCAGCTCCTCGACCAGTTCCCAAACGCGCTTAGCCATATCCTCGCTTGACTCTGCATCCTCTTCAAGCAGGGCAGCCATCTTTTTAATCTCACTTGGCTTGGCTTTCATGACAACTCCTTCTCGATAATTTTAATAAGAGGGCACGGCCAAACAACTACATCTGGCTCACCGTTGTAAGAAGTTTGACATGAGACACAAAACGACATTTCTTCACTTAAAGGTTTGTGTAATTTCACTACTGCGCGAAGGGCAAGCCAGGGAGCATTAGCCCATCGATGTTTATTACATTCAGGTTCGCAAACTTCTATTTCATCATTAATGAGTGCTAGCAATTCATCGTGGGTCATGGTAATCCTTTGGCTCGTCAAAAATACTGCCCGTGTCCAGTATCTTTCGCAGTTCAATCTTTTCTTCAGTATTGTAGTAAGCCCGCCAGCAGGCGTGGATTTGACCATCATCAATGTGCTTCATCATTAGCTTTCGCAAGCCTTTTTCATTAATGGCTGTAATCGTTACACCACAATTGCATGTTAAACTAAAATGTAAGTCACCCATCAGTAGCCACCTAAGCAGTTCTTAGACTTGGTATGCCGACGATACTGCAAGGCGTACATGGTCTTAGTCGGGGCAAATAGTTCTACCTTGCAGGCACCACAGGTGCCATACCATTCATCAGCTTCAATATCGTGTGTCATTTGATTAGTTTCCCCATCCAGTATTTACAAGCATTAACATTTTCGGTAAGAGTAAGATAGCCGTAAATCTGCCGGTTATCAAGGTATTGCGGGGTTTGACTTGCCCGCCAGTTACGAGCTACGCGGACATATTCATAGTCCTGCGTACCATCGAAGTAGTTGGTGTTTGCTAGGGCGTTTGGGTGGATGAGATAGGTGCAATGCACCAGATCAACCTCGTTTATCCCGCGTCTAATGCCATTGAGCAGGGCAAAGTACTCATCGCTATCTTGGTAGTAGCCAGTCTTGGTGACCGGATGGTGATAGTTGCTGTACCCAGCGCGGTTCTCCTCGCCTTCTGCCACTGCATAGCGCAATAGCGGGGCAATGACGGGGCGATTAGCCTCGACCAATGCTCGCAGTGTGCCAGGTAGCAGGAAATTGTCCACATCGCAGACAAAATAATGCGCGCCGTACTCTTTCGCCTCTTCAATGCCTTCTTGGCGTAGTTTCGCCAGCACATCAAAGCGTTCAGCGTTCCACTCATGCACATCAAAGCGTTGTACCTGCTCCGGCACATCTTCATCGTTAAACCAGATCGATCGCCAGTTGTACAGGTGCTCGTCTGACTCATAACCATTTGCAGCGCGGATAGGCAATTCATCTATCCAGTCTTGGATAATCTCAGCCGTATTGTCGTTATTGTTGTTAGTTCTAAAGCTGAGAATGATCTTACTGCGCGGGTAATCAATGTTATCTAGGTTCTGTTCTAGCCAATAGGGCAACACCTTTGCCTTATCCTTAGCGAGAATGTGAAAGTAGACAACGGGTAAATCCCAATCAGTCTTCATCAGTCACCCACTTGTACATACTGTAATAGGCAATGCGGCGTATCGTTTCCTGGCTCACGCCGTATCGCTTGGCTAGTTCAATCACATTGATAGCGGTAGCTCCGCGACCTTCACTGGTCGATGCAACCTTGTACTCCTTGCGGATAGTCCGCACCGCTTCTTCGTTTAGTTTTAGTACCATCCCACCCTCTTTTCATGTTTTAATGCGTTACAGGCGTTATTGTTCCAATGAGTCTTGATATAGCGCAAGCCCCAGCGGATTTGAGTTTGATAGTCATACTTGTAATCATTGCCGAATTGAGCCATCTTGTTAGCCGGCAGTGCTTGCGGAATACCCCGCGCCCCGCCGTGTTTATTGACCGCAGTTACCCGCCAATTACTTTCCATGGTCCAGAGTTTAACTAGGCAGCCCCACTGACGGGCGTTGCCACCTTGGCGCAGGTATAAAGTATGGGCGAATTGCTTTGCGGGCGTTAAATGCTCGTTTGCAGCCTTTGTAGGGCAATTGCTGACCCAGGTTGCGACCACGACTAATCCCACAAATCCGATGATGTATCTTTTACGGCGTGTAACCGATCGAGAAATTGAAATGTTGATGTTTTTGGCCTTTCCCTAGTTGTTACCTTTACTGGCAGTACGCCAGCTCGGGTAGCCTGTTGCCTAATACGGACCCAAATCAAAGATCGATCGTTCACGCCTTGCGGCATGCCAACCGACTTACGCCGTTCCACCGGCAGTGTGCCACCGAAAATGCCATAGTCAATTGTATGCGTATCTTTCATCGCATATTCAAGACATGAGTTATCTCTAAATAGGGGACATTCTTGGCAGATCTTCATTGCCAGAACCGCGTTAGCGATAGTGCGTTCTTGCTGTTCTCTCGCTGCTGGTGATGGCTTACCGCCTCGAAATGCGTGTTCTGGGAACCACCACTCTGGGTCGTATTCTTTATTCGCGCAAGAGGGCTTAGCCCCTGGCTTAGTCATTACTTGTCGCTCATCTGCGCTACTGCGCGGGCGATGATCTGAACTTCAGTTGTGTCACGATCAAGAGTAGATAGTGTGTCTAATCGGTTGGCTAGGATCGCCAATACTTCCTCGACTGCCTTATTCCAGCCTAGTCCGTAGCCTTGCGAATGAGCAAGGTCCAATTCATCTGATGTTGCCGTCCCTACCGCCTCTGTAGTCGGTTTAGTAGTTGCGCCGGTGATTAACTGCCGCCACGCGTTAACTGCAAAGCTGCTTGTCTCGTATTCTGCCATTCTTCCGTCCTGTCTAGTAGTTTGCGCTCCGTACCGCCTCTAACCGCGGTAAATTACGCCTTCATACCGCCTCGGTGGTCGGTAGAGTGCTTAAAATAGCGATAAGGCGCGAGAGTGTCAACCCCCGCGCCCGTGTC